CTTCTAAATACAATAACATTATAAGGTCCTTATTTTAATTTGTCAATAGCTGTTACAAAATCTTCTACTCTTACTGGTGTTTGTTCCTTCCAACGTGACTGTCCGTCCTTACCTGATCCTGTTGAGACTTGTTTAATAGCTTCATCATAATCTTTATTTAGTAAAGCTTTGTAAGCTGATGGAAATTTATTCATCCAACGTGTGCCTAATTGGAAATTTACTGAGCCTAATGCGACTATGAATTCAGGGTCTTCGATTCCTAAATCTTGCATTTGTTGTGCTGATGCGTTCCAAGCTTTCTGTGCGTCTTCTTCTAACCATTGATCTCTTATATGCTTAGAAACTTTTTCACCTATTTCATAAAGTCTACATTCTGTTTCAGTTAAAAGGTGTCCAACACCACATGTAGGCTTGCCAAGTGTATCAAGATAGACATACTCTACGTTACCTTCTCTAAGTTCAAGGTGTTCTAAAAAGTGTTGGTACATTATTTTTTAACTTTAATTTTTTTATATGTTAAACCTGCTAAATTTACAAGAGCTTCTGATTCATCAGAAAGAGTATCAACATATTCAGCTATAAAGTCAGTAACAGCATTACTATCCATTACTTCTTCAAGTGCTTCATCATAATCTAATCCTTCATCCATAGCATCATCAATTAAATTACTATAACGATCTTCTGCTACATATCTTTTATATCTTTCTAACGATTCTTCATCTAAATTTTTCCAGAAAGATGGTAAATATCCTTCTATTTTTTCTAGAGGTACTTTATATTCGAGGACCATTCCGGGTCTTTCTAAAGTGTATGTTTCGTATTTTCCACTTAGAGCTCTATCTAAACCAGAAGATAACCCACTTTTTTCTGCTTGAGTTAAGGTTTCACTTTCTTTTAATCTTTCCATTGTTAGAGAGCTTTGTCTCTTAGCCATTTTCTTAGCGTGTTCAAGGTCTGTGGTAAGACTTTTAATTCCTTTTTCTGTCTGTAATGTTTTACCTTCGGGTATATTTAAATATCTATATAGAGTTACATTACCATCTTTATCTACTAAATTCTTTTTTTGTAAATAATCTTTAGAAATATTTTTTAAGTCATAGTCATCTACAGTCTTTAAAAGATTTTTTTGCGTCCAAGACTCTTTACTACTATCTACCCATTCTGTAATCTTAGATATATCTTCAACATCCATATTTATTTTAGAACTTTTTTCTATACTTGGTCGAGTATGTTTAGTTATTTTTTTAGTTATTTGTTTTGATAGTAAACCTCCTAAAGCAAACTCTTCTCTATTATTTCTATTATAATATGTAGCAGTATAAGGCTCACCTGTGTAAGGATTTATTCTATCTGGTGGATAAGCTTCGGCTTTAGGAACATTAACTGTAGGTTTTAAAACATCATCAGGTTTAGCCTTCTCTTCTAGTAGACCTCCATCTTTTAAACCCGATCTAAGTGAAAGATCAAGATCACCTTTAGGCTTTTGTCTAAATCCTGCCCATGTAGCTACAGTTTTATCAGCTTCTTTTGCTTTATCTATTACAGATTTATCATAACTAAATCCTGTCCAATCTTCTACTCTACCTTTTAATCCGTATCCCGGCATATTACGAGCTAGAGTTTCGGCTATTCCTCTACGATATGCTATCGTTCCTACAACGTCTTCAATAATTGGACCACCTAATAAAGCTGCTGACGAGAGAGGTGTCTTTGTATAGCTTAATGATTCATAATATCTTAAAGGATGTTCTAGTGGACCTAGTGCTCCGATTCTTTGAAGAGCTTCGACTACTTCATTTTCTCCACGTTTTTTAGCAAGCTTCTTCTGTTTGTCTGTTTTTCTCCAATCGTTAAAGAACATAGCCATTTGTACCATGATCATTCCACCAATAAGTACACGAGGAGCATTAGAAACAGGATCACGAACTATTGATCTTACAGCGTTCTTTAAAACTGTATTACTAAAAGCTGTTGGATACCCTAAGAATTGAAAAAGAATATCAAACTTTGGATTCGATTGAATTACTGGCTTAATAGCTTTCTCTCTTGCAGGATTTAAAATAACTTCGTTTGTAAATCTCGCAGCTCCTCTTAATACATCTTGTTGATAGAATTGACTATTAGTACTAGCTCCTCTATTTAACCAATCTAATCCTTGTTCTATATTTATGTTTAGATCAAATAATTCTTCTTTGTATCGTCCTAATTTACCTTTATTTAAACTATCTAAACTTTTACCAGCTTTAACGGCTTGATTAATCTTAGTTAAATTATCTCTAATAACATCTTTACCTGTATTAAAACTTACAAGCTGTACAAATCTTGTCCAGTCAGTAAGTAGATTTGCTTTAAAGAATCCTCTACCTACTTTTTTTACAAGCTCATTTTGTATTCCTTCACCTGCTAAACTTTCAATTCTATCTGCAACTGCTTCATCTACTGCTAAGAAAACACTTTGCATCTCTTTAATCATTTCAGGCTCTGACATACCATGCTTATCTTTTAACATAGTTTTAATATCTTCTGCAAGATGCTTCTGATATCCCTTCATAGACTTAAGTAAATTTTTTGTAGCTTTATCAGGAGTGGACCTCATAAATGGAATAAGAATTTCTGTTACACTAGAAACAGTAGCTAAAGGTAAGTGAGCCATAGCCTGAGAAATTTTAGTAGCATCATAAATGTTTTGAGTAATAACACTATCATAATAATCTACTTGTCCAGTTACAGATTTATATAGATTCATTATTCTAGTTTTATCACCTTTAGTTAAAACTTTACCATTAGCTCTCATTTCTTGTTCAATAGTATCAAGCCAACGAGTTCTGAATTCCTCGTCCATATCCATACCATCAAACTTTAAAGTATCTACTCGGCTTTTTGTAGTCTCTCTAAGATTCCAATCTTTTTCTACAGTCTTTTCTTTCTTTTCACTTTTTATTCTTCTAACTTTAAAGTTTTTAGGAACTCCAAAAGCTTTCTTTCGTTCTATAACTCTAGCAGATTCAAATAAATATTTTATAGAAACTTCGTGTAAATCGTTATTTAAAAATTCAGTAAACTCGTTATCATTTAAATTTTTAAATATTCTTTGTTTAGTAATTAAATTAGAATGTGAAGAAAATAATTCATTGTGTTTATTTAACATTCCGTCAATAACTTTACCAACATCTTTCTCATCAACTACGCCTTTGGTTACTAATAAATCGGCAAATCTTTGTGGATCAGCATCAATAGCTTTTCTGTTCCAACTTCTAGGAAAGTAATCGGCAACTTTATTAATTTTAATACCGACACCTTCAGCATCGTTTAAAACCTCATTAAATAATTGTTTAATTTTTAAATGAGCACTACCAACTTTTGTAAGTTCTTCATTTGTAAACTTAGCAGATAATTCATTAAAATCTCCACCACGAAGTAGATATACAATAGCTTCTGAATATTCAGGATTTAATGTGCCAGTTCTATATAAAGGTGCAATAGCTTCTTCATATTTTTGTTTATAATAACCTCTTCTAAAATCAGTAAGCTCTCCGTAACTAAAATCTAAAGGAGATGTGGTTCTACTTGTAAATGTTTTACTTGCGTCATATCTAAAAAGATTACGAAGAAGTTTAGCTGAGTCAGAATATTTAGAAATAGTATTTAAAACTGCTGTAGGTTTTCCTATAGTACTAGCAATAGCAATATCTTTTGCTCTTCTAGCTTTATATATACTATCTCCGTCTAATAAATACGTATCGTCAGAAAACTTATCAGCTTGTTTACTATAATAAATACTAGCTTTTTGAGTTAATCCACCTGCTAAACCTCCTAATAATCCTCCTAAAGCTGCGTGTTGTGCTGTCTCTTTATTAGAATAGAGTCTTCGCATTCCTGTATTAACTTCTGTTTCTTGTCTAAAATGATTATCTAAACCTCCCCAAGCAGCACCTTCAACGCCATGAACTCCTACAGCTTTACCTGTCTGAGTCATAGCCATTCTTTTTAATCCTTGTTTAGCACCTTCTCCTAATGCAGCTCTAGCTGCTAGACTCGTTCCACCAGTTACAGGTGTTAATAATACTGAGGCAACAGTAAAGGGATCGGTAGCTATATCTATTCCAATATCTTTGGTTGCTTCTAAGTATTGTTGTAGACTTCCAGTATCTGCGTTATCAAAACGTGAACGTAAATATTGATAATCTTTTTTTTGTTGTCGAGACCACTTTTTAGATTGCATGGCTCTGTCCATACCATGACGAAGATTATAATCTGAATCTCTTAAGTATTCAAAAATATCATCAGCACTACTCCCTACAGAAGATAAAAATCTTTCGGCTGTGTCTAAAAATTTTTCATCTTGCTCAAGTGTATCTAAGGTGTTCCCTAATATTCTACGTTTTGACGAAACACCTTTATTAAATGTTTTTAAATTTTCAAAAGCTTTGGACATTTTAATCTTGGATTCTTAAATCCATATTATCATCTTCTTTGTTGAGCTTTGCATAAGCTGTTACTGCTATAGGAGCACCCCAGTATATCCATTGTTTTTTTCCACCGTCCTTACCGGCTATTATATAGCCTGCTGCTTCTAGCATTTCAGGAGATGTTAATTTTTTTCTTCCTTCATTTATAATTTGATGTCCTATTGTAGCTGCATCCATTTGTACAGCTTTTCCTGTTTTAGTAGGTATTCCTCGTGTACTTTTTAAAGTTTTAGTTTGAACGTCTGAATATAAACGATATTTATCTTCTGAGATTAAACCTTTCTTATCTTTATTTTTACGTAACCATCTTTGTCCAATTTTTTTATGAACTTCTTCCATAGGTTTAGCTCCTTGTCTTTTTATCCAAGTCTTGATTCCAGTTCCAATACCTAGTCCTGCAATATTAGCAGCTTTAATAGCTCTATATCCTGCTAGTCCGGGAACTATTAACCAAGCGTCTTCTGCCTCAAGACCACTTACCCACTCTTTTAAACTTCCTCGCCTCGTTCCTTCTTCTTTAACTTTGTTAACAGTCAACGTATCAGCAATCTCATTACCATTTTCGTCAAAGTCATCGATTGAATAATCAAAATCAGCACCATGTTTTGCAAATAACTTTTTATAGTTATTTAGCTCATTTTCAAATTCATCTCTATTGTTTGTCATTTAATCTTCTCCCTTACTTAAAATAAGTATTAACAATATTATTCTTTGTGAATTCTATAAACTCTTTCTCTTTATCACTTTTAGGTCCATATACTTTTCTAATATTATTTAGATAGTATTCTATAGTTTTATCTGGAGTTTCTTCCATATAAAAATCTCCTAATCCTAATTCAATTTTAGTTCTTTGGTATGTAAAATGATCATATTTTAAATTTTCTGAATCCTCAAAAGTATATGCTTCTTCAAACATTTTTGCAGCTATCTGTATATTTTGAATCTCAGTCATTTCTAAGTCTGATATATCTGATAATATACTATGTATATTTAATGCAGCCATACGTTGTTTAACAGAGTCATCTGCAAAATTCTTTTCATACCAGTCTGGATTTATTATTTGTAGTGTAGCTATATAGTTTTTTAACTTTGAGTCTGAAGGTGTATCTCCTAAACGGTCAGTAATTAGTGATTGAAAAACTGGATCTTTTTCTTCGGTAGCTATTTGATATACATAAGGCATAAGAGACCTATCTTCAATAGCTTTTTCTAAAACTTTACGTTGTCCGTCTTCTTGTTTATAAAGACTTCTAAGTTCAGACATGTTTTTCTCATAGGCATTATTAAAACTTATATGAGTACTTAGTGTTACGGAATCTAAATCTAAGATTTCACTTAAAGCAGAAGTATCTGTTAGTCTTATACCTCTTTCAGCGTATTCTTTTTGTAATTTTTTAGTATAACTTTCTATAAAAGGTAAATCTAATTCCTTTAAAAGCTCAGCGTTTTCAACTGAAGGAGAAAGGTCTATTAATTTAAGATGAATATTTGCCTCATCAATATAATCAACATTTTCAATAGGTGTTTCTGATTCATCTAAAGTAATAGGTTGATATCTTTCTCGTTCTGCTAAACTTTTTATATTTTTATTAAAGTCTTCTAAGTTAAAAGGTTTCTCTTCATATCCTGCAACTTTTCTAGCTATACGACCTACGTTCTTTCTTAATCCTTTCTTACCTTCAGATTCAAGTTGTCTACTTATATTCTTAATAGCGTTATCAATTGGTTGAGTATATTCTTCTACAGTTGTAGGTCCTTCCATAAAATTATTATAACTATCCATAAGATTATTATATAATCTTAATCCTTCAGCATTTGAATAATCTTTTATAAGTTTATTATTTAGAGGAATTAAATCTCTATTTCCATCCAATTCATTAGCTATGAATTTTTCTTGTGCATTACGTCTAAATAACTCTTTTAAGTCTATACCTTTTTGATCAGCTTGTGCTTGTAAATTTTCGTATCTATTAACTATCTTTGATTTCCTGTTAAATTTTGCTACAGCTTTTGCTTTCTCAACTGTTCCGCTTTGAAGCACATCTATTGCCTGTTTTTCTGCTTCAATATAATTCTTATTTCTAAAATATTCATTAAAAAGCAGTAGACCAAATCCTTTTATTGCTTTTGATCGTTGACTTTTTTGTCTACTAAGTAGACCTTTTGTGAAAGTATTTTCAAGTCCTAAATCTTTTAAAAGTGACATTTTCTTTTCCTCTTATTGTGGAGTTAATAAACTCTGTGGTTCTTCTGGTTCTGGAGTTTCTTCTTGAGTTCTATTTAATAAACTTGAAGGAACTTCTAAGTTTTCTAGCTTTTCTCTTATTTCTGTCGGAACACTATCTTGAGAAATTTTCTGAACTTTAAAATTTTGCAACGATGATAATTTATTTAAACTTTTGAGTTCTTCTTCAGGATCGACATCGTCTTTTTCTTCTCCTCTATATAATACATAATTATCTCCCATCTCAGCTTTTTCTGCAAGAGCCATAATCATAAACATAGTAGGTTCTAATAATAATAACATTAAGTCAGGATTCCATTTACCTTCTGTAAATCCTGTAAATAATATTACTGTAGCTAAATCAGCTACTGGTATTTTATTATCTAAAGACAAAACAATATTAATAAAGTTTTCTTCTTGTGTTAAAAATACAAATAAATCTGGTATTGCTGTTTTAACTGAAGTATGTTCAGGTGGAAGCATGTGTGGTTTTGGATTATCGGGATCAGCCGTAAAAGACTCTCCCGGAATTGGTCCATCAAATTTGGACATTTGATCTATAGCTGTTTGATTTAATTCTGTAGTCATTGTTATTAGGATGTATATGCTTGTTGATAAAGATATTGAAATTCAGGAGTTCCCGGTCCATAGAATGCAGAGTTATAAATTTGATCGAAAGAATTAGCTCCTTGATAACCTGCTGCCTGATACGTAGGATAGAATTCTCTAGCCAAGGTTGCTCCCGCAGGAGCTACTGGATCACCCATTACAACTTGACCTCTTCTAGGAAGAGGATCAGCAAATTCTGAAGCTACTGCTTGATTTAATACTTGACCTCCAATTGTGGTGGCAGCATATGCTCCGGTTTTACCGAATGCACTTCTACCCACAGCTCTTAATGAGGCATCACCATAAGTTCCTAAAGGATTTGCTACCTGACCCCCTACACTAGTTTTAAAAGCTTCAAACTGAGAAGCTGTCATAGATTCTCTAGCCAGAGCTTCACTTGAAAAATTACTAACTTGTTTTATATTGCCTTGAGCATCGAAAGCTCCTGTCGGATCATCAACAGTCCATCTAGAATCTCTATAGAAAGGAGTTCCTTTGGCATCAGTATAGGTAAGATTTTGAGTAGCTGTAAAATGTTTATCTAATTTTACTTTAGCTGCATCTGCAAGTTCTATATCTGCCTCCGTCATTCCCGGTCCTCTACTTGTTTGCATTTGTACCTCTGCAAGTTCTTTTGGATTTAAAACATTTGCTTCAGTTGCTCCTTTCCACCTGTCAGATACTTTTGCTCCAAATTCTGATCTAGTTTTATTTAACCAATTAGTCATTCCTTCATAAGCATCTCCAACTCCCGGAATATTTCTTAAAGCATGATCTAAAGCTCCTGTAACTGTACTATGCACAGCACCTATATTTCCTAAAAGTCCTCGTTTAGCTATCGCTTGTCCAGTCCATTGAACTCCACCGGCTGCTGCTGATCCTCCTGAAAGAGTGCCCATTGAACCTGCTTGTCCTACAATAGCCTCACCAATTTTTCCTAATGTAGAAACAAAAGCATTGGTAGAGCCTGCCATTGCCGATGCTCCTCCTTGAAGCCAACTCAATCCTGTAGAAAACATCTGTCCAATTCCCGGTAATAGGAACATTAAAGCTATTGAACCAATAGGTCCTAATTTTTTAAATAAGCCTCCGAAGACTTTATTAAAAGCTTTTCCAACTCCTTTAAAAACTTTTTTAATTCTACGTCCAACTTGTTTAAATTTTTTTCTTAACCATCCCATTTTTTTCTCCTATTTATGTTCCCCAAGAAGTAACGGCACTTTTAATTAATGATATAACTGCATCATCATAAGTGTTACCTGCTTCACCTTCATTAGCAATAGCTGTAGCAATAATCGTTGTTTCTCTTTGCTTCTCACTTTCAGAAGCTCTAAAGACAAATTCTGTTTCATCTCTTAATTCTTGCCATAAACGATCTAATGCTTTCTCACTTGTATTATAAGAATTCATAGCGTTCTGCATATTAACTGCATTCATAGCAGCCGTATTTGCTAAATTAGTTTTTCTTCTATGATCTATATTTGCTTGTTTAACTAAAGCCGAATTATTAGCTATCCATTTATTGTATTCAAAAGTTCTTGCTGAGTTTGCTAAATTTACTTGAGTAACTAAATTCGCATTAAATTTATTTATATCGGCTTCTCTTCCTTTATTTCTAGCTTCTGCTGCATTAGCTGCATTAGCATTAAAGGTAGAAACATTAGTAGCCATCGTACTATTATGCATATCTATATTTGCTGCAAGACCTGCCATATACTTTTCAACATCTGTTTCTCTAGTAGCATTAGCATTCTTAGCAAAATTAGAAGCTGCTTGATTACTCAACATTCTTTGGTTTTCAATTTGAGCTTGTAGAACAGTAGCTTGTTGTTCACGATTTAAATTAGACATGTCCATATCTAAGAAAGTTTTAGCATTAGCTACAGCTAACCTTTCATTCTTGTTAAGATTTGCTATATCCATATTAGCCTGTACTGCTGCATTTTGTAAAGCTGCTTTTTGTTTATTATCAGCATTTGTTAACGTAACAGTTTGTAAAAACTTTTTATTAAATAATTCTGTTTGTTGTTCTGCTTGAAAGTTTGCCATGTCCATTGCAAAAACATTCTGGGCGTTTTGCATTCCAACTTGTTGTGCTCTTGCTGCATCGGCTTCAGAAGCTTTAGCTTCAATATCAACTTGTTGCATAACACTTCGTTGAATAGCTTCAGCATTCGATTGAGCAATAGGCATTGCAGATTGTATAATAACATTTAATAAAGCGTCTCTACCAACTGTAGAAACATCCATTCCTCTTGCAGCTAGTCCTTGCATTACAGAAGCATAAGCAGGTTTAGCCCAATTAGGAACTTCTCCGTTTTCTATTCCTGCTAATAGTTGAGTTATTTGATTACCCATTAAAGCTTCAGCAGGTAAATTTCCTATTACCTGACGTTCTTCTTCTGTATAGTTTAATAACTCAGCTTCTAAAGTTTCAGGATCATTTCCTAAAGTATTAATTTGATCTTCTGTAAGACCTGCATTTCTTAATTGTTTCTTAGCTCGTAAAACTCTAGGTAAAGTTGTGCCTGCATTTTTAATAACATTAATTTTAGCTTCAGGAGATATAGTTCCAGTTATAGTATCAGCTAATGATTTAGCTGCTTCTTCATCAGCAATAGTAATCCCTTCTGCTTCTTTTGTTAAAGTACCGTCTTCAACTTCAGCAATCATATCCTTATTAACCTTACCAGTTGCAGGATCAATAATAACAGTTTCATCTACTTGATCAGCCGTATAAGTTGCAGCGTCTATATCTGTAGGAGCTTTAGCTGTTGTCGTTGTAGCTTGTGTAACAGTTTCATCACCTGTTGGTGCTGCTACACCTGCTGCTGTATCAGGAGTAGTTGTCATTCCTGTTGTAGTTAATTCCTCTAAAGGAATAGGATTTCCTGCCTCATCTAAAAGTAATTCTCCTTGAGCATCTCTTTTATATCCTGCTTGCTCTGGAGTAGGAATTTTTAAAGCATCTTGAACTCCTTTAGTCGCTTCTTCCATTCGTTTACCTGTTCTAGCAGCTCGATATTCTCTAGCAATTTGAGCAGACGATTTATCTTTGGGGTCTTCTCTTCCTATAGGAGTAGGTTTACCCATAACACCTTCATCTTCCCTACCTTCATAACTTCCAGATTCTACATATCCTGTTCCTTCTTTATAAATAGAATCATCTTTAGGAGGAGGAGGAGAATCAGTATTTGTAGTATTTGTAGTATTTGTAGTATTTGTAGTACTAGTATTATCTGTAGTATTAGTATTATCTGTAACTCCTGCATTAGGATCAGTACTTGAAGGAACAGCCTCTTCCTCTCCTTTCCATTCATGTCCTTGTGCATTAGGATTGTGAGGAATCCAGTATGAAGCACCTGCTTCGCTTTGTTTAGAATGACTACCTCTATGAAGAGCCACACGACCACCTTGACGCATATCTAGGCGATCTACTTGTTGCCGGGAACGATAACGTCTTCTTGCTTCTTTTTGTTTAGCTTTAAGTATTTTACTTTTCTTTTTCTTTTTATTAGCCATTATTTAACCTCGAACAGTTTGTCCAGTTTCTCTTCAATCTTATCTAACGTGTCAAACACTCTGTCCATTCCGTCAGATAATTCTTTTTTTGTTACGTATTCTTTTGCCACTTCTTCTCTTGTTTTATTTAAAAGTATGTCAAGCCTTCTAAGCTCTGATGTGTTTCCACGTATGCTATACAGAATGGGAGCTACAACTAGAGTTAGAAATATATTCCACAACAAGTATGCTGTAACTTCCATGTCTGTATAAATATTAAGATGGTATTGAATAAGCGTTATCAGGTACTGGTCGTACTACAGGATTTGTAATAACCGAATCAACCTGACTAGCAAACACAACATCCCATTTTGAAGTAGGGCATAAAGCTTCTAATTGAGCCTTAGTCCAATCAGCTTTAGCTTTAGCTGTGAAATTAGAAACTGAGTTTCCTTCTGGGTCAGTTTCAGTTGCTACAACATTAATACTAAAAGTACTTGTGTAATATGTAGCATCTCCTTCTGAGTCATTCTCATAAGTCATTTCTAACTGCCACTCTTCAACTTTACTGTTCTTTTCACCGGGAACAGCTCTAGTTAATGTTTTAGTTACTGCCATTTTTTTTCTCCTTTATTTAAGTTTATCTTCTAGTTCTTCGACTTTTGCCGAAAGTTCCTTTACTGCGTTTACCAAGTACCAAGTCATATTGTCAGGGTCTACAGTCATTACACCTGTTGATTCGGTTTTAACCATTTCAGGTAGAATATCTTGTATTTCTTGTGCAATCACACCAAGTTGTTTGCCTTCTTTTTCAACAACAGCAGCCTTTGGATTTTCAAAGTCTGTTATTTCGTCTTCCGTTCTGTATTCAAAGTTCCTAACTCTAATTTGTTTTATTGCATCAAGACCAGTTGTATTATCTTCTATGTTCTTTTTAATTCTTCTATCAGAAGTTGTAGACCAAGAAGATGAATTATTACCTTGATAAACTCCACCCGCATTAGGATTTATAAAACCTGTACTAGCACCTTTACCTATGCAATTTGCGCCTATAGCAATTTCATGCCCCGCACTTGTAGCACTACTAGCATCTGTGTCACGTCCTATCAACGTACATGAACTGGCTGTTGTCATGTCATCGCCTGATGCCTTGCCCACACAAGTGTTACCATCTCCTGTGGTACAAGCAGTCATAGAAGAATTACCAACTGCTGTGTTGTTGTCAGGCGTTGTGGCATTAGCTAACGTATTGAAACCGATTCCAACATTGTATGCACCTGTAGTGATAGCATCAGAATTGTTATACCCTATAGCTACGTTACCTACTCCAGTTGTGCAATACGCTAAAGCTGAATAACCCAAAGCCGTATTTGAATGACCAGTAGTAGCTGCGGTCAAAGCATACATACCAAATCCGCTATTATAAGAAGCAGTTGTGTTAGCATCTAGAGCATACATTCCAAAGGCACAGTTTCTATCTCCTGTAGTGTTTACTTCTAATGCGGCTGTACCAACTGCCGTGTTGTAAGAAGCGGTTGTGTTTGCTAATAAAGCAGAAGCACCAACAGCCACATTATGTCCTCCTGTGGTGTTTGCTCCTAAAGCATTATCACCAATAGCAGTATTACTACTTCCTGTGGTGTTAGCATCTAATGAATGAGAACCAACAGAAACATTGTCTGTACCTGTGGTGTTATTAGCTTGTGAGCCATATCCAACTGCCGTATTATTACTTGCTGTTGTATTTGAATTTAAAGCAGTACTACCAACTGCTGTATTTGCTGAACCTGTGGTATTTTCATCAAGAGCAGTAGAGCCTATTGCTACGTTGTCTGCTCCTGTAGTGTTTGCTAATAAAGCATCTCTTCCGACTGCTGTATTGTTATCGGCTGTTGTAAGGGCACTAAGAGCTTGGTCTCCAATAGCTACATTATTAGAACCAGTTGTATTTGTTGTTAAAGAAGAAGTTCCTATAGCTACGTTTTCTGCTCCTGTAGTAATTGCATCACCTGAACTTGCTCCGATAACTACGTTTCTATTACCAGTTGATATTGCAGTACCTGCATTGTTTCCAACAGTAATATTATATTCACCAGTAGTTATACTATCTCCTGCCGTATTACCAAGTTTAAT